TTACTCCTATCCAGCTGCCACCGGAGCAGCCCGACCGGTGCTCACGCTGTCCGCTGCTGGGCAAGCGTCCGCAGTCGGAACTGACCAAGGGCCAACGGCAGGCGTACTGCTGTCTGGGCGTGTTCACTCACGAAGGATTCCCGCCCCTCACGTCGAAGGGTGTGGAGCGCAGCGCGGCGGCCTACCGAAAGCAGAAGCGACTGTTGCACCGCCCCTGCGACGACCAGTGGGAGAAGTGGATGTCGCTGCCTGGCCGCCGTTACCCCATCACGATGGAGGCTTGGCGCGAACGTCGCCACCCCTACGAACTCGAACAGGAGTTGAAACACTACAAGGACTTATTCAAACAACGGAAATAATAACAGGAACTATGATTATCGTAAAGACAAAGAATGGCGACCGCTTCATCAACGACAAGGCGGTGACCATGGTTGAGCACGACAAAGAGAAGGCCGTGGTGGATGCCCATGGTGACGAGGGCGTGTTTTTCCACATCGAGGACGTGGAGAGCATCATCTACAACAACGACGCACAGCCGATGCACTGGAAGGATGAAGGCTCGGAAATAGAACGACTGAAGAAGACAAACGAAGAGTTAAGCGAATGGGGCGGCAGAATGCGTGACGAATACCTGAAGATGGAGCAGGAGCGAGACGAACTGAAGGCACGTGTCGCACAACTTGAACCAAAGGCAGACCCCGACCGATGGTGGCCCGACAATGTTGATAGCGCACCTATCAGCGTCATAATATGCCACATAGGTAGTAAGAGATACATCCCAGGCTACGGCGTAAGGCTTGAAAAGATATTCGAGAGCAACAACATCAAGACTGTGGGCGACCTGCTGCGCATTGGTCGTCGTAACTTCATGAAATGTCGCTCAGTAGGCTGTGGCAGCATTAGCCTAATAGACAATGCGCTCGAAATGTTGTACGACATCAAAGATTGGTAGTTATGGCAAAAGCACAGACATACATCAAGGACATCCGGGCACAGGTTCGCGCTGATCATGGCGGCAAGGTGCCCGACCATCTGAACCTCACCATCCGCAACTATGCCAACGCGCTGGAGATACGCGACGCATACCGCGAGACGATTATCAAGGAGGGCACGGTGATATTCGAGAAAGGCAGCGTGGGGCAAACCATCCGCAAGCAGCACCCCCTCTGCGGTCTGCTCTATCAGCAGGAGATGCTCTGCCTGAGTTATGCGAAAGCACTCGGAGGCACAGCGGCAAAGGCGGCAGCCAAGCCCGAGGACAAGGGCGACAAGGATGCCACCAACGCACTCAACGAATTTATTGATGGAATTAAGTAAACACAGACCATCATGGCAACGATATACTATGACGAAAGCAGTCGCGGGTACCACGGGAACGCAGGGCGAACACCCTACACCCGTGGTCGCTGGGTGGGCGAGAAGACGGTGAATGGTAAGCGCATCCGGATGAGAAGCACCGACTATGACAAGGTGGTGGCATGGATGAATGGCGAGAAGACGGTGCGCAAGGGATTGCCCCTGAAGGGACTGCCCACCTACACCATCGACATAGAACGGCGTGAGGTGTACGGACGTGGCGGAATAGTGAAGAAAGGGCGAACGGAAAGACACATGGTGACCTACGTCATCAACAAAGATGGCGTGAAACACCATGTTTCGTTCAACCGACTGGCCTATGCAGCCCTGCACAATCTGGACGTGCTGATGATACCAGGCGACCTCTCTGTTGAAGAGCGCGACGGTGAATATGTGCTGACCTACCTGGGCGACATGTTCAGCAAGCGATGGCAACAGCAGCGCACGAAGCGTCGCAGCGTGATAGCCAACACGCTGAGCAAGCGCAAGCACGAAATAGAGATACTGGAGCGTTACTACAGTACGCTCGACACCACAGAGCTGGTGACGTATGCCACCCAGCAGTGTTTCGACAGTGTGGTGCGCAACGTCATGAAGGACCGGTTCTGCACCCTTCAGCACGCCAAAGACGTAGTGCTGGAAGCCACAGAGATGTATCTGCATCGGGTAACTGAACAGGACGTTCCCGTCATCGACATCTCATGCACCATTCGCAGTCTGTGCGCACAGACAATGAAAAACAACCGAAAGAACAAAATGTACAATGACAATTTAAAGATTTTAAAGCTATGACAAGAAGTGAGTTTGACCAGCAGGTCAGAGAGTTAAAGAACAAGAAGGGCGACGCTATCCGCCAGGTGGCAACGCTCCAGTCTGAAATCAAGGAAGAGATTGCCGCAAAGAAACGTCAGATTGGCGAACTTCAGAAGGAAATCTCCAAGTTATCACAATCGTTGGAAGGCTATCATCAGCGGCGCATCGCTCTGGAAACGGAACACAACGCGAAGATTAACGCCTTCATCCGTCAGTACGAGTCGAGCACGACAAGCAACCTCTCAGAAGCAACGACCGTGAACATCATCTATGAGTTGCGCCGTCGTGGTTTCCACGGAGTCGTTGACAAGGTGGATGATGAAACGGGCAACTGCGAAAGTTACGACCTCGACAAAAAGGATTGGAACAATGAAAGTACCACCGATAAAGAAGGATGAAACACTTGCCATGTGGCGAGAGAGGTTGGCGCGTGAACTCAATCTGGGCGAGAAAACGCAGGAACTAATTCGAGAGGTGAGCATCACGTCGTACATTCATGGCACAAACACAACGCTCGAAACACTGAAAAAGGAGGGCAGGCTATGAGTTACGGTGAACTGACATTGCCCCCAGTATGGACAGGTATCAATAAGCAGACGGGGCGATTCCTCAAAGGTCACGTGCCTGCCAACAAGGGCAAGAAATGGAGCGAATACATGAGCAAACGAGCCATGAAGCGAGCCGCGAAAGGTTGGAAGAACCTCGACTTGCATCGCAACAAGAACGGGCGGTCGGACTTGGCAGGTCGTTGCCGCAAGCAGGTGGTGGCGGTCACGGATGACGGTCGTTGGTATCACTTCGGCTATGTCGGAGCAGCAGCCCAATGGTTGCAAGACCGTTTGGGAATCTCTTGCAATAGTGAGAACCTCGGACGCTGTTGCCGTTGCAACGAAGCCAAGAAGGTATGCAAGCACGATTGGCGACCAGGGCAGGCGAAGGGTGCAAGTCGCATCAACACCGACCACAAGTATATGGGCATCCGCTTCTACTTCGAGAGTGACAACGTATGGACTACGAAGATAAATAAACAATAACGACAAACGACAATGAAAGTAACGAAGTTACAATGGGAATCATGAAAGAAGTACGACGAATCAAGTTTACGGGCAAGAATCTGAACGATGTCTTTGCCCTACCCTGCGTGGATAAGATTGTGAAGATAATCAATCGGCCACAGTTGGTCATCAACCCTTCTGTATTGTTGAAAACATCATCAAATGTGGCCAACATAGGCGACGAGCTGGTGGAGTACGAAGACGAACAATGGGAGATAGTGCGAAATAATCATGAGCGACGACAGAATTAAATAGTGGAACCCGTACAGCTATCGCTCTGGTAAACCCCATACAAACTTTTATACTATAAAAGGAGGTGGCTTTCTTAATAAGAAAGGGACCACCTTCTTTAATAAGATAGTTTTTAACCCTATAAAACAGATAGAAATATGATTAAGTATGAAGTTTGCCTGAACCAAGGCAATGAGGCCCTACAGACGGGCAAGTCGATAACCGCTAATGAGGTGCTGCTGACGTGCGACGAGAAGGCTCTGGCGCGTGAGATACACCACCAGAACTCGCTGATCCCTGAAGACGTGGCTGCACAGGTGCTGAGCTACTTCGGTAAGGCTTCAGCCCAGCTGATGGCAATGGGATTTGCCATCCAGTTTAAGGACGGACAGGACGTGCTGATGCGCATCTATCCCGACGTGCACCTGAATGGTGGCAACATCAACCTACAGCGTGCCCAGGAACTCATACCAGGCACCACCGACCTGACGATAGAGAACGCTGGCGAACTGGCAACCAAGGTGGGCGTGAGCGTGAAGGTGCGCTGCGAGACTGAGGTGAAGTTCACCGATATGCTGGAGAAGGAAGGCTACAACGTGGAGCGTCAGGGCGTGGTAGAGAAGGCTTACGTGCCACGCTCAGGCGAGGGCGGCAGCAACCAGGGCAACGACAACACTGGCAACCAAGGCAACGGCGGCTCGGGCAACCAGGGCGGCAACCAGGGCGGCTTGGGACAGAACTGATAAAAACCCATGCGGGGAATGTTTTCATAATAGATCGAAGTTAAATTGAGTGAGAGTGGGTACCCGTGAGGGCACCCCTCTTTTTGTAGTGTAATGCACGAAAAAGCCTTAAAATGTGTAACAAAATACACATCAACCGTTAAAAACGTGTAAAATATGGCACATTATCGCAAGAAAAACGTGTAAATACTTGTACATATCAAATAAAACCCTTATCTTTGCATCAAGAAATTCAAACAACAACAATTAGAACCGGCGGCAACGGATAAGCGGCACAAGATTATGAAGACTACAATTAAGGTCAACGACAAGAGGATCAATCGCAACAACAACGTCATGGGTTACATGGAGCTTTGCACAGAGTTGGTACAGGCACAGGGTTACGACAAGACCTTCACCTACGAAAACAATCCATGCCAGATGACCTACAACGAGTTCAATACTGTTGCCTACAAGCAGAACAGCAAGGACATACAGGTTTACATCACACTGAACTTCAACACGGGCGAAGCCACCATCACGGTGGACGCCCCTGAGAAGTCAAAGCTGGAAGAGGAGATGGAGCAGTGGAAAGCCCGCGCAAATGACGAGTTCTGTCAGACACTGAGAGAGATTGAGAAGGCTTCTATGAGATACTTCGGATGCGACGAGGACGAGTACGGAATCCGTAGCACTCCACTGAGTTACCCAATCACAGCCTACTCACTGGACGGCAACCGCAAGTACACCGCCAAGGTCATCATCGAAACGCTCGACGAGTGGGACATCATCGGAGACGAGAACATCAAGGCTTTGGTTAAGAAGCTCAACCAACTGGCAGTGTAACAACCACGGGGAGGGGCAACCCTCCCACTTAATAAAACTTAATAATAACTTAATAAAAAAGTTCGCGCAGACTATAAACGGCATAAGAAAAATGAATACTCGGACAATTAACGGACATATTGAAGACCTCCACATGGCAGGCGGTGTTGTTTACGTCAACGGACACGTTAACGATTTGCACATGAATGGCGGTGTGGTATATAACTACGGACACGTTGATGACCTACACCAGAACGGAGGCATTCACTACGAGAACAACAGACAGCAACAGCCACAATCTGCAAACATCATCTACCGCGACCGCGAGAAGGTTGTGTATCGTGACCGCGTAGTGGAGAAAGAGGTGGTGAAATGGAAGTACCGCGACCGCGAGAAGTTCGTATTTCGCGATAATGATGAAACGGCTCACCTGCGCGACCTGCTGGACGCTGCCATGGAAGTGAACCGCAGACAAGCGGAACGTATCAAGGAAATGGAGCGCATCATCAGCGAACACCGCGAAGCAGAGACCAACGACCCTTGGGATGTACGTCCAACCCGAGAAGATTGCAAAAGACTACTCAAACAATTCGATTTATTCATTTGTAAATAAAAGGAACTATGAAGAAGGTTTATAACATCTACGACATCAGCAGCGGTGACGGCGTCTACGTCCAGACGGTTACTAAGGAGATCAGTGCTCGACTTATTTGTCGACAGCACAACCAGAACGGAGAGAGAAACTACATGTATTTAACATCATACGAATAAGGAACAATGACAGACGAACAGAAACAAGCAACGCGCGACCGCATTGGTCAACGAATTGCAGCCTTGCGAAAGTTGGCCGGGCTGAGCCAGGAGCAACTGAGTGAGAGGGCAGGGTTACAACGTACCCACATCAGCCGGATAGAGGCTGGCAAGTATGCCGTGACTCTGGAAACCATCCAGGCAATAGCCGAAGCCCTGGACATGACAGTGGACATCGTGGATGAAAGGCTGAGCAACCTGGCACCATTGAAGACACTGACTTGAAACTTGAAACATTAGAGGCTTAGTGAAACAGACGGGTAAGCTCCGTTAAACATCACGTCGGGCAGCGCACCCGAAGTTCCCGTGCAAGCCGTGGGGCCTCCGACAATAGGGAACCATCCGCAAGGGTGGTTCTCTTCTTTTTGAACACGAATTTCACGAATTATACGAATTATATGAAAACAGCAGCTTACATCATCATGCTTGCGCTTTGCGCTGGCATCGTAGTAATGAACTACAAATTGAACGGACAGCCCCGAAAGGAG